TTTTGGGTCCATAGCCTTGTATAAATATTCATCATTCAAATCTTGATAAATATATTTATCACCCTCAGAAGGTGCAGCTGCACCTTTATACAAACAATCTTTTTCTTTTCTTCTACAATATCCAGGGTTTTCTGTACGTTTTCCACACATATAAGGAACTTGGGAACGACAGTATTCTTTAAATTTTTTATAATTTTCTGGAGGATATTGTGTATCTATGGTCTCATCGGGAATATCTAGACTAGTATCTACTTTTAATTTACCTTTACTTCCACTTCCACTTCCACCTCCACCTCCGCCACCTCCACTTCCAGATGGTTCTTCTTCATCTGAATATAAAAACGAATATAATTCCGAACCTGGATTTTTTCCATCATAATTTCTTTTTCTAAATTTTGGCATTCTTTTATTATATATATTTTTTTTTTATTTTTATTTTTTATTTAAAAGAATTTTTTTACCATATATTATATTTTTTATTAAAATAAGTTGCAACTAAATTCATTCTTTCATTTCTTAAAGAAACATTTGAACTTAATGCATCGACTTCATTTTGAAGATTTTTAGATTTAATATCGTATTTAGAAAGAAATATCGAAAATCCGTTTTTTATAATATGTCCTGAGAACCAAACATCATCACTGAAATAAAATTCATTCGAAAAAACATCAAAAACATCTTCTTTAAATAGTTTTTTCTTTAATAGTGTTCCATAAAATGCTTCAAAAACATCAATAAATCCTTCTCTTTCACACCTGAATCCACATGGTGTTTTATTACATGAATTATAATCAATAATCCAATTAGAATTATGAAATAAATATGAAGAATGAGTGATACCGAAAGAAGTAATACAGGAATCTGGATATCGTACACTATCTTTTAATAAATTAGCACTTAAATTTAAATCATATATGATATCATCGTCAACGATTATAATGGGGGTATCGTCATCTATATTAGTCATTTTCATAATAGGAAGAAATTTAGTGGCAGCTCCATAATCTTCATCGCAAATATTAATTATTACATTGTCAGGAAAAGAAGGAATTTTCAAGTCTTCATAACTAATAGAAAATCTATTATAAAACTTAGGTATATTTATAAATATTTTTTCAGGTTTTATGATTTGATTACATAAACTATCAATAACTAAATTTAATTTACCGATTCTAGAAGGAATGGTAGTCAAACTAAAATAATAAGGTTGAAAAGGATAAAAATTCAATGGAATATCAGGATATAAACCATGATTAGGATTATCCAAAACAGTAGGGAATTTATAACTTGATAATTTTAAATCTTTATCCTCAATAAAATCTTTTCTTACGTAAGTCATTTCAATAACATCAGGAACATGGTAAAAATCATCTTTAATAATAACAGGTGAATGATTATTAATGTGAATATGGATAGGATAAAATAGTTTATTTAATTTTTTAAAACAATCAGTATGTAATTTCAAATTATTATCATTTGTTAACCAATGGAATTCAACAACAATGCATGCGCATTTTTTTAATATGTTTTCAGACGTAGATAATAGTGAAGAGAATTCATCACCTTCTATATCAATTTTAAGAATAATATTATTATCTTCATTTTCTAATAAAGTATCTAATTTTTTAACATCGCATACAATATCTCCAATCATTTTAGTGCAATCAGAAGAATATAAACCTATTTTATTAAATGTTATTTTATCATAATTATATTCATCGTTTGGTAATTTAGAAATAGTAGGGTCGAATAATAAAGCAGGTATATCAAATTTATTAACAAAATCAACATCAAAAGTCATATTATTAGAAATACCGAAACTATATAGTTTAGAAAAAGTAATATTGTTTGGGATAACATATCCACCATCATAATTATTACCGATTCTTATTTTGTTCGAAATATCATAATGATAAACTTTTAATTCGTCAAGAAGAATACGAAAAGAATACATATTTTTTATTTCTAATTCTTTCTCATGATGAAGTTTTTTATCTAAATGTTCTCTAACTGGACCGGCTAACCATTCCATTCTAGAATTATAAGAATTATCATCTTCGTAATTAAAACGACCTGGATAATAATCTCTGATTAAATATTGCAATAATTGACCTCTTACACCAGCGAAATGTAGAACAAAATGTCCAGGAAAATAGTTAAACCAATACGAATTTAATTCTGTAGGACAAGTAATATGTATATGTTCTTTACAGTTCATAAAATTCTTATCATATAAGTTAATAAAAGAACCTTGCTCCCAATTAAGATATCGACCACTTTTGTCTTCATTTGGGTCATAAATATTAGTTTCTATAGATTTAATAAATTCTTTAGTGAAATCATTACATTTAATAATCATTACTCCAGTATTAATCATTTTCCAATCACTTCCACAAATAATATCACAAGGATAAGTTTTTATAAAATCTTCAACTTTAATGTTAGTATTCATAATAAGAATGTCGGCATCAACCCATATAATATAATCATAAGAATCTATATATTTAAGAATTAGTGGGATTTTGGTCCAAGGAATAGGTTTATCAGGGTTATAAACAGATTCGTCTTCAATAAAATCATAACCATGTAAATTACAGTAAGATATTTTATTTTGTCTACTCCAATAAGTAATTTGTTTATATTTTTCTCCAATATTCATAAAACAGAGACCGATTTTATTCATTTTTTATAATAAAAATATATTTTCTTAAATAAATGAATAATATAATAGATAAAGGAAAAAAGAAAAGAAAGAAGAGTGGAAAAAAGAAAAGTAAAAAGAAAAGTAAACAGATTATATATTGTGGAAATAATAGATTACATCCGGATGTAGTGAATGGAAGAGCAATAATAGGAACTAAATTCCGATGTTTAAAAAAAGGTTATGGAGCCGGATTTTATAGCCCAGTAGATGTAAATTTTTTAAATGAATATGAACCTATAGATACACGTAGAATATATTGTGGAAATAAAGAACAACTTCCAGAAGGATATGATAGACATGGAAATTTACCGTCTTGTTTTCAGAAAGGATTTGCGACAGGAAAAAGAGAAAAAGCGTTGCGAAATTAATTTAAAAAAATAAATAAAGACATTAAATAAAATGGAGTACATGACACCACCAGTTATATATTTAGATAATAATGATTTTGACGATAATGGTAATTTGATAAATCAGAGTTTATTATCTCAAAATAAACCGATATTCATTATGTTACAAGCCGTATTTTGCGGACATTGTACAAGAGCAAAGCCATATTTTCAGCAATTTGCACATGATAATTTCGGAAAAGTATTATGTTGTTCAATTCAAGGAGATAGTAAGGTTCCAAGTGTACATGGAATAGGTAGTAAATTAGGTAAAATATGTCCTAACTTTGTTGGATTTCCGTCATATGTTGTTATTCATAATGGTAGAAAAATACCATATGATGGAGGTCGAAAAACAGAAGATTTACAAAAATTTTTAAATTATTTATAAAAAATTAATATATATTATAAAATGGATAATTATAATATATATAAAAAATATACGTTAGATAAGATTAATAATTCTTTAACGATAGAACAACCTTTCTATCATGTTTTTATTCAAGATATATTACATAAAGATTTATATATTTTATTAAAAGATAAGAATGAATATTATAAACAATTTACATCAAATAGATTACAAGATAACAAGTCATTTGTGAATAATAAGTATTCAATAATTGGTTCCAATGATGTAGTATTACAAATATTTCATAAATTGTTTTCAGATAAAGAGATAATAACGGCGATATTTAATAAATTTTTTATAAATACATTAGACTATCTTAATAAGATATCAGTATATGAACACATGTGAATTTGTTTATACAGATGCAAATAAATTTCAATCGATACATGATTAAACGGCTTTACAGCTATGATCGGCGCACAATTCGAGTTTTTATACTGATTCAAGTATAAAAATATAGGACACTAAGATTTTATTAAATGGTTTAAAGAACTTTTTAATTTTAAGATAAAAAACACCTTAAAATTAGGGCACTATGATTTTTTAAAAACGCCGATCATAGATTTAGATGAAAGAAAAAGAATTAAACTAAATTATTTTTATATAAAAAATTTGTATAATATAATAAATGAAAGATATAACAATAAAATTATATAAATTAGATAATAAATTGGAATTTAAACTCGAAAAAAAAGTTATAAAAATGTACGAAAACGACACTATTATATCTTTAAATAACAGAATACTATCTGAAATACAATCGATAAAAAAATACGTTTATATTGAACGTATGGATATAGATGAAGAAGAAGATGAAAAAGGTGATGAAGATGATGAAGATGATGAAGATGAAGAAGAAGATAAAGATGATGAAGATGAAGAAGAAGATAAAGATAATGAAGATGATGAAGATAATGAAGATAATGAAGATGATGAAGATAATGAAGATAATGAAGAAGATGAAGATAATGAAGATAATGAAGAAGATGAAGATAATGAAGATAATGAAGAAGATAAAGATGATGAAGATAATGAAGAAGATAAAGATGATGAAGATTATGAAGATGATTTAAAAAAAATATTTAATGATGAAAAAATCATTTATGTATTTGATTTTTTTAATATCATTAAAAATATACTAGAGAATAATTCATATAATAAAACATATAAAACATATAAATTTGAGGAAATTTACAAAATCATATCGTCTAAATTTAAAAAAATACTTATTAAAAAAAAATTATCAGAAGTGGACATTCTAAAAGTTTACATAACTAATTTAAATCTTAATGATGATCTTAATGATGATTTTGTTGATTTTTATATAAATAATAGTAGTAATAAAAAATATATTAAAAAAATCGATAAACATGAAATTACAAATAAGATAACTAATATAAAAGAAAAAGTTAAAAAAGAAGATGAAATCTTAGGTAAATTTGAAAAAATACTCGTAACAGAAGGCGTTAAGGTTGGTAATTTTATACATAATAGACATAAGATATTTAGAAAATTAGAAGTAAAAGTTTCTTTAAATAATAGTATTTTAAATATATTAGAATTGTTTAATTGCATAATATTAAATGAATATGTTTTATACGCATCATACGGTGATTTTTTTAAAATATATAATAAACTTTCTGAAAAAAAGAAGATAGAAGAATGGTATAATGAAAAACATAAACAAAACAAAAGTGATTTACAAATAGTAATAAAATGTAATAATGAATATATTAATATTATAATAAATAATAATTTCGAAATAGAATATGAATATGAAAATAAAACAAATGAAATTGATATTATAAAAACGTTTGGAACCATGTTTGATACGGATTCAGAAAATCTGAAAATAAAAGAAGATTCTAATGATATAATAGAAATTAAAAACAAAGACATATTTATTACTTTAAAAGATAGAAAATCAATTGGATTATATGGTTATTTTGATATTAAATTTGATAAAAAACCATTTAATAAATATGTAATGTCGGATTTAATAATGAATAATAATTTAGTATCATATTATCTTACAAATGATGAATCTAGAAAAACAGATAAAAAGAAGTATATTATTCAATATAACGATATGAAAAATAAAATAACATTTCAAATGTCAACTCAAGATAATATAATAGTAAGGATGTCGATATCATCTAGAATATTGAGAAATATAGAAAGATTTATGAATATTTTGTCTAAAATAGTAATGTTGTATATGAAAGAATATGATAATATAAATAATTTATATTCTGAATATATTGATATAGAAATTGAAAAAGAAAAAGAAAAAGAAAAAGATGATGAATGCATAAAATTATTAACTGGGGGAAATTGCAGAAAACCTTCAATAGAAAAATCAGAAAAAGAAGTTATTGATGCTTTATTATCAAATAAACAAGTATTAATAAACAGAAAGAACAATTGTAAGTTTGTGTGTAAAGATAATGATTTTATATATCCAGGTGTTAAAGATAATAAACCATGTTGTTATAAAACAAAGAAAACACCAAAACCAGGTTATATAATATTTGATTCAGTAGAAGAATATAAAAATTATGAATATAAAAAAGAAGATGAAGATGAAGAAGAAGACAAAAAAGAAGATAAAAAAGAAATCATTAAAAAATCACAACAAAAATATATAATGACATCGAATTCTATTTTAGATGATAATAAAGTAGGTGATTTACCATTAAAAATTAAAAATTATTTTAATAACAACCTAGAAAATAAACACGAATATAAAAGATTAGGCATGGAAAAAAGTGTAAATAGTTTTATACAGTGTATATCAAAAGCAATTGGAAATGAATACGACTGTAATGATTTAAGAATTGAATTTACAAAAAATATAAATTTATGCAGACAAGAATGTTATGATAAAACTTATTTACAAATTAAAGAAATATTAGAAAAAGAAAATGAATATTTTAATCCACGAAAATATATAAGACTACTAGAAGAACATTTTAATGTTAATATTTTTATATTTCAAAGGGATAAATTAAACGAAGAGAATTTAATTTTACCAGATCATGAAAAACAATATTATAAATTCAAAAATGACAGAGAATATATATTTATTTTAGAACATTACGGATCAATCAGAGAAGAAAAAGAAGCAAAACATCCTCAATGTGAACTTATTGTTTTATGGAATAAAATAGATGAAAAATATACTTATAAATTTGATGTAAATGATGATATTGTTCAGCAAACTTTATCAATATATAATGAACTTAATAATATCATATATATAAATAGTGACGGATTTACATTCGAAAATAATAAAACATGTTTTAATAGTTATGAAATAAAATATCAAGTTTTTGATATTTATGGTAAAACAAGAGTAATAGTATTGAAAGTCGATGATTTACAAATTTGTCTATATTTTTTGGAACCTATACCTCCATTAAATGTAGAATCAATAATGTTAGAAGAAGTAAATGAATTTGATTTAGATAAAGAGAGTAATATTGATAGGTTAATAAAAAATTTAAATATGAAAAACGTTAAAATTAATGATGATAAAACAGAAGGTACAATATATGGTTTTAAAATATATTTAAAATTAAATACAGAAAGTGTAAATTTATCTAAAAATTTTAATTCAATAAAAAGAATAGCAAGATACACAATTAATTATATATTTTGGTTATACAGTATATATATCGATACAAATAAAGAAAATAGTTTTGATGATTTTATAAAAAATAATATAATTATAGATAAAGATTTTGATTATAGTAAAATTGAAATACCTAAAAACGAGTTATCATATGAAAATACAATAATGAGAGATAACAAATTAGTGATTAAAACAGAAGAAACATTAGAAAGGTTATTATATGTTTTAAAATTAAAAAAAACAAGAGAATATGAAAATTTATTAAAATTCAAAGATAAAAAAAGGATGGATAATTATTATATTGATACAAATGATTTTGACTCTAATCCAAACAACATTCTTATAAAAGGATATGATTTTACTATGCAATGGATAAAAGATGCGGAAAACATGGATAAAAAATTGTATGTCTTATATGATGTTGTTCGTCCGCGTTCATCTCAATACTTTATTAAGTTTAATGATAAAACTTATTATGTATATAATAGTAAATATTTTGAAACATGTGTGAAAGTTTCATATTTATGGGATTCAAAAGGTTATATAGATAAAAATATTGAAGACGACATAGATATAAATAAATTTAAAATAATTTTATATTCGTATGTAAATATGAAGGATATAGAAAAATATATCATAAATCAAAGAGGTGATGATAATAATATAAATATAATAGGATATCGGATTGAAGGTGAGAAAAGATTTATTTCATTATTGAGTTAAAGGTAAAATAAAATTATCTCTGTGAAAAATAGAAACATATGTTTGTTCTTCAAATGGTAATATGAAATATCAAATAAACCGAATCGTTTCTTTTTTACAAAACTAATTTTCCAAAAATAAAATTAATTTTTTTTTTTAATTTTATTAATTTAAAGCATTTGAATATAATTGTAAATAATATGACAATTTTATTTAAAGCAAAATCTCAAGAAGCGTATGTAATTAAAATTCTTGCCGAATTATTAAGTAATAATATAAAGACTGGTTGTTTCGTAATAGATGAAACAGGTATATATTTATGTATGATGGATTCGCAAAAAACTATTTTGATTGATATGTTTTTGAAGGCAGAAAACTTCCCTATATATAAATTTAATAATAGTAAGAAGCTGTATTTAGGTATAAATCTCACACATCTTTATAAGCTGACTCGCAGCGTGAAAAAGAAAGATTCTCTGGAACTCTTTATAGAAGAAAGATCTCCTAACGACTTAGGCATTAAAGTTATTCCAAAAGAAAATAATAGAACAACCATATCATATCTAAAAATTCAGAGTATACAAAACCTCGACATTGATATACCAACAGGTTATGGAAAACCAGTTATTGTTAATTCAACAGATTTTCAAAAAATGATAAAAGAAATGTCAAGTATAGGAACAGTTATGAAAGTTACATCAAGTAATTACAAGATAGAATTTGGTTGTAATGCAGGTGGTATTTTAAAAAGAAAAGTGCAATTTGGTGAAGATGATGATGAAGATAAAGATGATATATCAATGTATGAATATTCACAGGAATTTATAACAGAACAACTTTGTCGTATTACAAAATTATCAGGATTAAGTCAAAATATGCAAATATATACAGGAAAACCATTATTATTTGTATCTAATGTAGGAACATTGGGGAAAATATCAATATATATAAAATCAAAAGAACAAATAGAGTCGGAAAATCATGGTATGATTGAGAGTGATTATGATGATTCTGATTAAAAAACATTGTATTATTTTTTTCTCATGGGAGAAAACTCAAAAGAAAGTAGACCATCGGATAAAATATGTGACCTAGAAAACTACGAGGTCACCTTTTCAGGTAAAAATGGAGTTAGGAAATGAAGCAGTTTTAGAATAATTTATGAAAATATAATTAATTATATTTTCATAATCATTTAAATATATTTAATTTAGATTTAAAGAAATATATTTAAATATAAAATGGAATTAATAAATCAATTGGATGAAACTTTTAAATTTGAAAATAAGGAAATTCGTATTTTAGGTTCGTATAATGAACCTTTTTTTGTTGCGAAAGATATTTGTGATGTATTAGGGTTATCTAATATAACAGAAGCTTTGAAAAACATTCCACAAAAATGGAAACAAATAGAAAACCTGACTTCAGAGAAACTGAAGTCAGGTATTATGCACCAAGAACAGAGTAGAAACATGATAATTTTATCAGAACCAGCAGTGTATAAACTAATTATGAGGTCAAATAAAGAAATTGCACAAAAATTTCAAGAAGTAGTTTGTGAGGATATTTTACCTTCTTTAAGAAAAAAAGGTGAATATAAGATTCAAAGTATTTTAGAAAAGAACAAAGAACTCGAAGAAGAAAAATTTAGAATCGAGAAAGAAAAACTTCAAATTGAGGAAGAAAATAAAAGATTAGAAGAAGAGAAAAAAAAGACAGAAGAAGAACTTACCAAACTAACAAGGAAATATGTAAAGCCACCAAAAGAAAAAATTAAAGATAAAAACGTTGTTTATCTAATGACCGCAGAAGAATCAGAAAAAGTCGGAGAATATGTTATAGGTAAAGCAATAAATCTAAATAATAGACAGAATAATTATAATGATGGTAGTAAAATATTTGATTTCAAAGTTATATATTATATTTCTTTAGAAAGTGCAAAATTGATGGATATAGTTGAAGCTGCCGTTTTGATGAAACTCGCAAAATATAGATCCAAAGCAGGTAGAGATGTTTTTTTATTACCAGAACCAGATATTTCTATATTTACAAATGTATTCGATGAATGTGCGAAGTTTTACGAGAATGTTCACGAAGACGATGTAGTTTACGCGAAAAAAACAAAAACAAATGAAGATTCCGAAAGATGGAATGCAAATCGAAAAAAAGTGGTTGAAAATTATAGTAAAGAAAAAAAAGAAGAAATAAAAGCAAAAGAAAGAGAATATAAAATTAAAAATGAAGAAGCTTTTAGCGAACTTGGTAAAATTATACATAATGAAAATAGAGAACATTACAATAAAATAAGTAATGAATATTATGAAAATAATAAAGAAGATGTCAAACAAAAAGCCAATGAATTCTATTCTAATAATAAATCATTTATTTTAGAAGAAAGTAAAAAAAGGTATGATGCAAATAAAGATGGAATCAAAGAAGTTAGGAAAGAATACTATGATAAAAATTATAAAGATAAGATCGCTACACAAAGACGTAAAAAGGAACAATGTGAATGCGGACTAATAGTTACTCATTATCGAATGAAAAAACATAAGAAAACAAAAAAACATAATATATTGATGGAAATTAAAAATAATAACCAGGCTGAAATTTTAGATGCCGGTAAAAAACGATGTGATTGTGGTATGATTATAACATTACCTTGTTTACAAAAGCATATCAAATCTAACGGACATAAAATGTTTATCAAATTAATAGAAAAAATGAAAAAAGGAGAGAATGAAGATTCAGATGATGAGAGTGAGAGTGAAAATGAAGATGAAGAATCAGGAGAAGACGAAGAGGATAATGAAGAAGAATATGAGGAAAAAGGAGAATATGAAGAAGAAAAAGGAGAAGAAAATAAATCTGGAAATGATGATGAAATATGTGAATGTGGTTTTATTTTATCCAGTAAATGTATGAGAAGACATAAGAAATCAAAACGTCATAAACTTCTTATGGATAAAAAACTTAATGATAATAAGGTATAAATTTTAAACAATATAAGTTTAAAATTTTGAATAGATAAATTAATATGATTTTCTTTTTCTAATAGATTTTCTAATAGGAGATATTTTTAAAGATGATTTTTTTTTTCTAAAAGATTTTTTAATAGGAGAAGTTTTAATTGAATATGATTTTCTTTTTCTAAAAGATTTTTTTTTAATAGGAGATATTTTTAAAGAAGAAAATAAAATTCTTTTTCTAATATTTTTAATCGGAGAATTTGGATAAGGATTAACCATTTTTATTAAAGAAATGAAAAAAAATCTTTCTTTATAAGTTTAGAAAAATCCTAATCCTAAAAATTGTAAAATAACTAATCCTAAAACAAAACCAATTGCAAAAGGTAACATAAAACCTGGTAAAATAGGAATGAACCACCATACTAATAAACCTAAAAAGATACATCCTAATATTTTAAAACCTGTTGGACCCATTGAACCTAAAGAAGAAAATAAACTACCTAATCCACCACTATCTCCAAAATCAAAACCTCCTGCATTTGCAAGTTTAGCAGCACCCTCTCCCGATTCTCTTATTAAATCATCTTGTCCTTTTGATTTAGAAACAATTTCAGATAAATTTTCACTTTTTGAAAGAATATCAGATGCAGCCATAACACCTTTTGACATTGCATCTGATATTATCGCGTCAGATATTAAAGTAGCAACTATATCTTGATCTATTACAACTCCATCCATATTAAGATTTCCTGCGATAGATATTTCCATAGTATTTTCACTAGACATTTTAGCACCTACTTTTTTAACAGTATTTTCAATATCCGATGATGATGTACTTTCAACATTTTGTGAAGTATTATTTATCATTTCTCTTACATTTGGTTGTTGAGCAGAAGCACCGAGTGTTTGTTCTAATGTAGATTTAGTAACTTCTTCAGTAATTTGTTTAGCAGCATCTGAAATTAAATTTTTAGATTCAGTTGATAAAACACATTGAGTTTTCATAGTAGCAGTGATTGTTTGTTTTAATTTTGCATTAACTAATGTCGCGCTTCTATCATATTGTCTGGTGATTTGCTCTTCAGATGTTTTTTTTGATTTTGTTGCTATTTGCATTGCTTCCGAAAATATTACTGTTTTTTTTTCGTCAGATGACATAAAAGAAGCTAAATCTCTTGCAGTTTGAATTGTTGTTTTAAATGTATCAGATATATCTTTTATACTTTCTGTTCTTGCTTGAATTTCTTCTGATGTTAATGGAATTGTTTTAATATTAATTGAATTAATATTTGTCATTGAAGAATCAACAGATGTCATACTTTCCTTTATAATGCATTGAATTTTTGATTTTTGATTGATAATGTTATTTGTTTTATTTATATAAGTTCCACATCCTTCTTGTGTTTGGTTTAAACTGTTTTCAAAATCTTTTGTTCCGAATTTTGCTTGCATTTCAGCTGAACCCAAAAGACCTCCTAACGCTGATATTTTTGTGCCTACTGATCCAGAAGTAGATGAATCTTTTACTAAACTTGATATCGCGGTTTTACATTTTTGGTCTGCACCCGAAGCTTTAGCCAATTGGTCGGCTGTAGTGAATATATCTAAAAGTTTAATTTCTTGTGGTTGTGAACATTTGTCTGTCATTTTTTTATTTATTATTAGATTTTATTTTGTAAAAAAAATAATATATTAATCCTAAAAATAATGCAATTATTATTCCGTATATAAATATTTTATTTGTTAAATAATTTGATTCAGGTTCAGGTACTATATCATTTGATTCAGGTTCAGGTACTATATCATTTGATTCAGGTTCAGGTACTATATCATTTGATTCAGGTTCAGGTACTATATCATTTGATTCAGGATCAGGTACTGATACAGGTTTAGATGATATATCATTTGAATTGGGTTCATCATTTGTTTTTGGTTCGTTATTATTTAGTTTTATTTCATCTTGAACAATGTTAGATGCAAGTAAAATGCTTGAAGAAATAGAATTGTCGATAATTGAATCTGCTAATAATTTAGCAACTATTGATTGGTTTATTTTCAATCCGTTTAAATTAATATTTCCAGCAACAGATATTTTAAGATTATTTTCATTGTCCATAGATGTTGAAATTCTTGAACTTGTTGTAAAACTATTTGAAATTTTTTCATCAACATCTAACTTTTCATAATTAATGTTATATTTTTCACAAAAATATTTAATAACTTCTTTTGCTATTTTTGTATTTGCGTCATCTATTAATTTTTTATCATCATCATTAATGACAGAAGATACAGAAACTTGTGTCTTTGCTGATTGAACTATATCAAAATCACCTTCTATATCTCTACCAAACATTGTTTCAATACTTTCGATTGAATTATCCGACATTTGTTTAATGTTATCTATAAGAAGGTTTTTTGTATCTTCATCTAACATTAAAGATTTTATACTTTCAATATTTTCATCTGTATCTAATAATGTTTCGTTAATTAATTCATTTTTTGAATCAAGTTCTTCTTGTGTTAATGGTGTAGTTTCAATTAAAACTTTATTAACACTTCTAACAACAGTTGTATTTTTATTATATGAATTTGTAATCACACAACCAATATTTTTAGACTCATTATATATGTTTTCAATTTTTTTAACTACAATATCACATAGAGAATTATTATCCAATTGGATATTTTTATTTAAGAAATATGATAACATTTTAGTTTGACAATCATTATCTAATTTTAATTTTTCAACTATTTTAGAAATAAAATCATGTGTATTAATAGTAAAATCTGGACAAGACATTTTATTATAATTATTATAATAAAATTTAATTTATAAAATCGTACACGCAAAACCTGGTGATGGTTTTACAGTTGTTGTAATAGGTTTAGCAGTTGTTGGTTTTGTTGTAGTTGATTTTACAGTTGTTGTAATTGGTTTTATAGTAGTTGGTTGTGTATAAGATGTTGTGGTAGGAGGTAAAGTAGTTGGTTGTGTATAAGATGTTGTGGTAGGAGGTAAAGTAGTTGGTTGTGTATAAGATGTTGTGGTAGGAGGTAAAGTAGTTGGTTGTGTATAAGGTGTTGTGGTAGGAGGTAAAGTAATTGGAGGTATATATGGTGTTGTGGTAGGAGGTAAAGTAGTTGGAGGTATATATGGTGTTGTTGGAGGTGCTGTTGTAGATGGTAAATCACCAGGACCGCATTGTTGTACAACTGTTGTATTACCTTTAATACCTCCAGCTGCACTAACATTAGCATCACAAACTATAATAGTATTTGAAGTTGGACATGGATCTAATTTTTCAATTTTACTTAAAAAGTCTCTTGGAGTTGTTATACTTGTAGATAATCTTTTAAAGAAAGAATCGTTATCTAATTTTACAACTTCTCCATTTAAATCACTACAATCTTTCGAATAACATCTACATTTACTTTTAATTTGATTTCTTGCATGACTTGAAGTTGAATGATATCCCATTGCACTATCGACGCATTCAGAATCTTGTTCAGTGGACGAAGAATCACCTCTAATACCCATCATACATTTACATGTTTCATCTGCAAATTTTCTATTACCAGTAGTTGTATTTTTTTCAGCAATAATTTCACAATATTTCGTCATTAAATTTTTCATATCACCACCGTTATAATTTTGATCGGCGACAGTTAATCCATCATTAGAAACATTTTGAATAGCATAGAAATCTCTGAAACTTGATCTATGAATTGGATTATACAAAAGATGATATAAGGAATTATCGTAATACATAATCCATTTTTTATTTTGAGTCATAAAAAAGTCTAATCTAGGAATTTTAGATTGAGTAATTTCAAGTCTACTATTTAAATTAAAATCATTTTTAACAAGTGGATTTTTTTTCAAAAATAATTGAGTTCTATCACTATTATCAATTTTGATATGTCCATTTATATCAAAAAAAACATATTTTGATGTATCATTTATACTATTTTTAAGTAATACACTTTCTTCTTGACTCAAACTATATATTTTAAAAAATGAACCTTGTGTTTTTTTTTTAGAATCAATAGAAGGAATAATCCTATCAGTCTCGAACGTCTTCCAATATTTTACATTTAATGTATTAGTAGAATTTAAATTAGAATTATCATAAATATTACTTGTAAATAAATTATCATATAATGGCATTTATTGTTAAAAAATATTTTTATTTAAATAAAAAAAAATATCATATATCTCAATGAACACAATTATAACGGATAATAGTATTAATACAAATGATGAAAAAGAAGATGAAATTATTATAGATTATAACATATATGAAAAATATATTTTAGATTTAAGTATACCAAATGATAAAAGAATTGAATTAATAAAACGATATTATACAGAGAATAAAGAAAATACGATTGAAATAATAAGTCGAATTTCAGGTATGTATCATTTTAGTGGAACAAAAATTTTAGAAAAATATTTAAATGATATAGCATTAGAAAATGATTTATCTAATTTTTTAAAAGTAGAAGCAATAAAAGGATTATTATCTTTTGAAGAATATGAAGAAGATATATATGACGAAGATGATAAAGAAATGAAAGAAATAAAAAAGGAAAGTAATGATTCAATAAAAATTAGAAATGAAAAAAGACAAAATCAATCATATGAATTATTAAATAATGTATGTTTTCAATTAATAAGTGATAACGAATTAGCAACACCATATAAAGTTGAAGTTATTTCAATGTTAATGAAAGTGAGTAAATATAAAGAAGAATCATCGATATATTTTAAATATATAATAAATAATGATGAGATTGATTGCGATTATCGTTATAAATTAATATTATCTTTAGAAAGAAAAAATATTAAAGATATTAAATATCATCTTTCTGAATCATTATTAACTTTTATTGAAAATGAAAATAATTTAACAATGTACCGAATATTATCAGGACAATATTTATTACAAAGTTTTGATTTAGAAAACAAAGTTAAAGAAAATATATATAAGATAATTTTAAAATTTGCAGAATCAGAAGAAATGGAATATAATTTAAGAGCAGACGCATCCGATTTATTATTATCTTTAGGTTCAGAAGAGATGAAAATAATAGGAAGAGAAATGATAATGAAATTAGGAGGGAAAGGAAAAACAATATCAGATAACAAACAAAATGTACATGTTAAAGAAATAGAAAAATCAGTATTACGTATTCTTGAAATATTATGTTATGTTCCAACTTTAAAAATAAATGAAAATCAAATCGATTTTGAATATGTAGAAGAAAAAATAAAACAATTAATAGAAAAAGAAAATGATGAAAACAAAATTAATATTTCTTTAAATAGGATTAGAATGGATAGAACATTATATTCTTCATTATCAATGACATTATCTGTATTCATGGTTAAATTATGGAGTTATATACAAACACATGAAAATAAGAATGAAATAGAAAAACGATTACTTCAGGAACTTGAAGATATGACAGGAACATGTACATCAGGTTATATAACTCGATTTGTAAATACTTTGTCTGGATTTGGTGAATTATCTATATCGATATCATTTGAAGACCAAATAATTTCAAATTTTAATGGAAGGTTGAATGCTTATGCGCGAAACATAAAAGATGACGAATCGATATTTAGAACAAAAAAATTAGACGATGTTTTAAATATATATATGAAAAACGATGAAAACATAAAGTTATCTTTGGATGAAATAAAAAAATCAACTTTTTATATTAACGACGCAATTGAATATTTTTACGAAATTGTTTTAGATGAAATGCGTTTATCTTCATCTGATTATAAAAATCGTTCAGCATTTCTTTTATTTTTCAGAACTTATATGTCTAAAATAAGAGAAGAAATGTTTGTTGAGTTTACAGAATATATATCGGAATTCGAGTTTGATTTATATTTTCGAAAAGCATTATCACATTATGATGGTATAAGAGATATGATTTAAGTTTTATTCATAACGATATTTATCTATTAGCGTAACAATGTCTTGTCGATCTAAAAGTTGAGCATAACTTTTAGGTAATAATTCTATTTCTGTATAATTATTAAAAGGTACTTTATATGATGTACGTATCAAAGTTATATCTAAATCTAAAATTTCTTCTACTAATTCTATATCATCATTAAGTATAGCTAAAAAAAGATCTTTAACATCATTTTCATGATAATGTCCATCATATCTACGTTTATGTGATTTTTTTTTCAATGGATTTTTCCTTTTATGTGATTTTTTTGTTCGACTTCTCATTTTTTATTTAAAGAAATATAAAAATTTATTTATGATATTTATTATTTTCTATCATATTAATAATTTCATCTAGTTTATCTTTGATAACTACAATATCTGTCAATTCAATCGCATTATTTTTTGAATTTTTATTTTTATCAATTACAGTATTATTTTTCATAGATAATAAATATACTGCAATTGAATGCACTATACCATTTGATTTATTCGAAAAAAAAGGTAATACTTCTGATACACCGAATGCTACTGAAGAAATAATAGAAATATAAAATGACGGATCTGATAATTGTTCATTTGAAGACATTTTATATTTCAATAATACTAATCTTTATATTGTTTAGTTTTGTTCACTAATACTTGACCATAATAAAGAAACAATAATAATACCAACTAAGACACCTAAATTAATTCCGTTTAATAATTCTGGTTGAATAATACGATTATTTGCTAAATAATAACCAATATATCCAAAAAATATTATAATTAAAACAAAATACAAAGAATAAGAACAGAAAGTTTCTTTTTCTTCGTCTATTATAGTTTTTTTAACTTCATATAAATATCCTACACCTTCTATGTAATTATTTGTTAATGTTTTATCATACGGAAGTTGAACAGAAGATAAATCACCTATATCTTTTTGAGTTATCATAGTTGGTTCATCTTTTTGTTTGTCTACGATTAAAGTTTCGGATTTTTTATTATCAATTAAAGGAGTTGATGTTTGTAATTGTGAACTAAGCAATTGCTGTGTCATATTACCATTTTCATTCATTTTATTATAAGAAAAGAAATTAAAATTTTATTTGTATATCAGATTTATAATTTATCGGAGAATAACATAAATGAGGGAATATATCATAAAGTTTTATATCAGGTATATATTTTCTGATATTATTATATAAAGAATCGATTGGTTCGGAAAATTTAACATCTTTTGTTTTATTAATTATTTCTTTGCATGAATATTTAGTTAATATTATTACATTTGTTGTTCTGTCATAATCCGACGATTTTATTGTTTTATAATCACCTTTTTTATTATATAATTTTAAATCAACATTCTCCCATTCTTTTAAAGAAGAAGGTTTAAAATTTTTTTTAAATCTACCTCCAATATATAAAATAAAATTTGGGTCTAAATTTTTTAAAATTGGTATCGTATTTTTCAAATCACTTTCAAAATTATCATTAAAGAAAACATCATCTTCAAATATAAGTATTAAGTCATTGTCATTTAATTTTTCATCTTCGATTACTTTTATCAATATATCTTTATGACTCATGTGACATCCCATTACAAATGGATTTTCAGTACAATGATGTTTTAAATCTTTACCATCTGTAGCAATAAATCTTTCACACACGTCAGAATCAAATGGTATGCGATTTAAAAATTCTATATATCTATCTTCCCTTCTTTTAAGATTAATAACAAATCTTTTTTTGAAATTATTTTTTAAAAATTCAGATAAATTCATTTTTAAAAAATAAAACTATTTTTTTATATTATATTTCTTTTTCTTTTCATCAGGTAATTTTTCCCATTTTGATTTTATATATTGAACTATGTCTTTTGAATCTAATTCGGGATGACTTTTTTTAGCGCGTGTTTTCTTATTTTTAAGAAAATTATCAAACATTATTTCTTCTTGAGTTCTTTTTGAACGTCTTTTTGATGGTTTTTTAGTTGATTTTTTAACATCTATTTTTCTATTAAGAATAGGAATATATGTTTTCATTTCATTTTTATATCTGTTTCTGTCTTTTATTGACATTTGTTCGTATCTATTTATTTCTTCTGAATTAGAATCCTTTAATACTTTCCAATCAGTCCCTAATTTTGAAACAATTTCTTTTACACTATATTCTGGGTATTTCTTTTTAATTTTTTTTCTGTTTTCTTCACAAAAGAATAAAAATGCGCTTTTACCTCGTTTTGGTTTTGCAGGGTCTTTAATTTTAACATTGTTTTTCTTTAATGTTTTTAAAAGTAATTGTTGATTTTTTTTTGATACCCACACTTCGTCTATATTTTCGTTATTTTTATTAAGTTGAAGAAATTCTAATACAAATTTATTAATATTTTCAATAAACATATTTATATATATATTTATGTTTTTTTTAAATAATCATATTTTTTATATAAATATCAATTTTTCAAGCAATTTTAAATATGAAAATTTATTCAAGTAGTTTCAGACATCACATGATCCAAGGCATATTTATAGTAGTAAGATTAACTACTGTTGATAAAGCACTCACATCTGTTACTCCTGTCATATCATCAAGAGTAAGATTTTGTACTGATGATAAAGCACTTACATCAGTTACTCCAGCCATATTAATAAGAGTAAGTGTGTGTACTGTTGATAATTCACTCACGTCTGTTACCCCACTCAAACAATTGAGAGTCAGTGTATGTACTGTTGATAAAGCACTTACATCTGTTATTTCATCCATATCCACAAGTTCGAGTGTGTGCACTGATGATAAAGCACTCACATCTTTTACTTTAGGCATATCCACAAGAGCAAGTGTGTGTACTTTTGATAAAGAACTTACATCCGTTACTCGTTTCATATACATAAGAATAAGATTGTGTACATTTTCTAAAGCACTCACATCTGTTACTCCATCCATATGCATAAGAGTAAGATTGTATACTGATGATAAAGCACTCACATCTGTTACTTGAGGTAAATTACGAAGAGTAAGATTGTATACATTTTCTAAAGCACTCACATCTCTTACTTCGTTCATATTATAAAGACTAAGTGTGTGTACTGTTGATAAAGAACTCACATCTGTTACTCTAGGCATATTCTCAAGTTTAAGTGTGTGTACTGTTGATAAAGCACTCACATCTCTTACACTAAACATAGCATTATAGACATAAATAAATGTTCAAATATTAATTGGTACGATTATAAATATGTTGATGGTTTGGCAGATTTAAACAAATTTAAATTTAAAACTAAAAATTGTACAACTGTGATTAATACAAGTAATCAAAAAATAAAAGATTGCGGAATAGAATTCACAGAAGAACAACAAAATATTTTAAAAAGTTTAAACATACCAAGTAATTCAAATAATATTGGATTTTATATGCACCCCGAAATTATTCCACCTTTTGAATTTTGTGCTGACACTCAAGATTGTAAAGAATCTTTGCTGGCGGTAAAAGAATTTCTGTCCCCTTGGATCAGCACGTAAAGTATAATGTACCACCTGAAGCTTATAATAAAATAAGAAAATATATTAATAAATTTATTAATAGCACATCACCTAGTGTTTATCAATTATTAAACCCAGCTTTTTATGTAGCTGGATATTTTTTAACTGAATTTTTTACAAAAGAACATGATTATACCAAATTACCAAATGACTCAACTATTATCGATTCATATAGAATAAGTTAATTTAAATGTATAAACTCAAAAACATAAGTAAACACATAAAAATGCAAAATGATTTTATTAATATAATTGAACAATGTCAAAATATTAATAATACTACTGTCGTAGAACATAATTTTACAGACGCAGTTGCAGAAACACTTTATGAAAAAATAGTATTTTTCGAGAGTGAATATTTTATAGAAAATCAACCTCTTAATGGTGATTTAATTATAGGTTTTAAGTCTACTTGTGATCTTGAATTAGAAATTATTATAACAGTAGATGGAAACACTAAAGTATTTACTCAAAAACTAAAAAAAGATATATTTGATTATCCTGTTTGTAACATTATTCCGATTGTATTTTCAGATATTAATATAAAATTAACTTTACCGAAAGATGAAAAACTTTATATTTTAGGAGCTATACTTAATTGTGATTACGGAAAACAATTACTTCAAAAAATTATTAAATCATACACATTAGATAACAATTTCCCTATTTTATATTATAATAATTGTAATTCTTCAGACAAGGATATAATTACTTTTCCACTAATCTGTAAAGAACAGTATAAAAAACAAAAATCAAAAGACCTATCCGATCTTATAGAACAAGAACTTCTCGAAGTATCAATGAATCCTGATAGATTAAGATGGTTTTTATCAATCGACCAACAAAAAAAATATTTAAAATAATTTAGACTGGAAAATATTAAACTAGATTTTAGTTTAATATTTATAATTAATATTTATAATTAATATTTATTCAAATAAGATTTTTATAAGTTCTTCTTTTTTCATTTTCGAATATCCTTTTACTTTTTTTTCTTTAGCAAGTTTTTTAAGTTCCGTAACTGTGTAATTTGACTTATCCATCGATTTGCTTGTATTCGTAGATACCCCCAAATCCTCCCAAAATTTTTCTTCTATATATTTAATCTCTTCTTCTGTAAAATTTAAATAATCATATATTTTATCATTTTTTATTATGTCTATAGGAATTTTTGGAATATATTTAAATAAACCTTTTGTCAGCTCGCTATATTTGTTTTGTTTTATAAATACAAAACGTATTAATTTATGCCTCATTAAATATTTATTCATATATTCATAATCTGATTTATTATCAAGAAGTATATACATTATTCCATCTGATAACAAAGTTTCTTTGTCAACACACATATTATATACTATATCCTTATTAAAATTTTTTAAATTATTAATAGAATTATAACTCGCGGTTCCTCTAGGAAAAACTATTTTATAATTATCTTTATTATCTTCTTTATAAGAATCAATCCAGTATATTTCTTCTCCTTTACCACCATTTAATCTACTTAATAACATGTTTTTGTGTTTTGCATCTTTTTTAAATTTAATGTTATCTGTTTCTTGTGGATTTTTGTAAGTTAAAGTTTTATTCTTACCCTTGAAAAGTTCTATCTTTTCTTGTTTTAATAATTTATTAAAAATATTATACTCAATATCATTAGTCTGATTTACTATATCAGATTCTCTACTTACAGTTTTATTATTAACAATTATATCTTCTCTAAATCCTTTAATAGTTAAGAAATATAAAGTATCAATATCAACTTGATTTAAGAATGAATCTTTATTCAGAAAACATAAAGATTTCAAACCATTATCTTTTAATGTCTGAACAAGCTTCTTTCCTGTAACATTCATCGTAAAGTTAGAAGGAATAACGAACAATAAACTTTTTGTAATTTTTAACATTCCAGTAGTAAAAGTTTTATATAAACCTTTATTATATGGAGGATTACCTATTATAGAATCAAATATATCAATTTTCCAAAGTTTTTTACTATCTAATTTTAAAGTATCACCAACATATGAGTTAAATTTGTAATTAATTTTTTTTCCGCAAAGATTTTCAATATGACACTTTAGTATTTCTGTTGTTATAAATACATTTAAGTTTGTAATATCTCCGAAATAAATACATTTCGTCATTATAATTTTACATCTTTCAACTTTATTTGGTACTAAACATGTCAGTCCTTCAAAAAACTTATCGAAGATTCCAAGAATAAAATTGCCTTTACCACAACATGGTTCGAAAGTAGTATGAATAGATTTCCAATAATCATTTGGAATTGTGTTTAACATTTTATCCACTAAAAAAACAGGAGTAGGAATTTCCGCATAATCTTTCTTTTCAGTTTCTGAAGGTATAAAATGTTTTTCGATCAAAAGTCTAAACTTATCAGGAGTTGCATTTCTATATATTTCGCGAATAGAATCAATTATACTTTCATTATTAGTCATTATGTCATTCATAATATTTATATATTTCAAATAGTTATTTAAATTAATATCAATTTTTTTTTCGTGAAAAATATTTATTATTAATACTTTACATACTTCATCTTCAAAAATATCTTGAAAATTATATATATTAAATGTTCTGGACAATAATGCTAGTAAGGGAAATAGAAATCTTTTACAAACCTCGAGTGTTTGATTTATTATTTCTTCTTCAATTTCTTCCTCAGAATCAGATTCTTTTTCTGTGTTTTCTTCTCCATCTATTTCAATACGAATTTTTTCAGGTTTAGGACAGTCCTTTTGTTCACCTTCAAAGCGTTCATCTATTTTCACAGAATCTTTGTTCTTCCAATTATTTTTAATAACATCTCTCATGTTATCGTCACATACTATATTTTCAAGTATTAAAGAATCATCTATCTCATTCATCATTTTTGACATCTCATCTTTATAGTATTTTATTTCAACTTCAACAGTTTCGCGATTGTCATTATACTGAAGAGGATTATATAAAAATATCTCATTTTTGTATAAATAATGTAGCAACTCGTCATTAGTTTTATTCATTCTTGTTACTTTCTTAAAATTCTCTAGCTTATCCAATATATATGTATAACTTCTTTGAATATTCATATCAACATTAATACCTATTGTTTTCCCTTCTGCTTCTGTCATACATCGCGAATATCTCTGTTTTTGATTATCAAGATTATGACCATCATCTAAAGAAATTGTAACATCGTTATCGTGATATGTAATTCCAGTACCTCCTTTATCTCCTAAAAATAAAACACATCCTTTCTTACGATTCTCTTGTGTTTTTCGCATAATAGTCTTTACAAAGTCATTATAATCTTCGACAGTTTCTTCGCTATCACTATTAGAATTTGAATAACTAATATAATAATCAGTCCATAGATTGTTCTCTTCCAAGAACTTTTTTAAAGTCTTCTGCAAGCTTTCTATATTATTATTTCTAGTATGTGTAGGCAAAAAGAAAATAAATAATAAAGGTTTAGCTCTTTCCGATTTTCTAGAATTATATTTACTTTGTACAGTTTCTATTTCTTTCATAAGAGTATTTTTGTTATTAATGTCATTGGATATTATACTGTTTAAAAAGTTATATAACATCTCTTTTCCGTCAACACTTGAACAGATCTCAAATTGTTCTCTATATTTTTTTAAATTTTTATCATAAACCAAAGCAAATAAAGAAGATACACTATAACCATAATTAGTTCCATTTTTATCATTGTATCTAGTTATATCCTCAATTAATTTACTTGCTAACAATGGTTTTAATAATACTTGGATCGGACATTTAGAATAATCTTTGTTTAAAGTATCATCCAATAAACACTCCTTAAATACTTTTCCATGGCGAATAGACATTGTATTTATACTCTCTTCCGACATTGATTTCATATACGCTTCGTCTTCGAGTTTCCATTCATAAACACAATCTTTTGGTACATTATAATATTTTTTTGTTTTATCTGAAGTACCTGAAACAAAGATATTTAACTTTTCATTCATACCTTCTATTATAACAGAATTTTCGATTTCAAGTATATTTTTTTTAGTTTTACTAGTTGAACATCCCAAATGGCATTCGTCTGTAAAGATAACATCAAAATTCAAACGTCTTAGCGATTCTTTCTTTTTCTCGATATCACCAGCTTTAAAATATTGTACTGACGAAAATACTATCCCATTAAAATCTATATCGATACTTTCGAAATCATCTTCTTTTTGAATTTTATAATTTATAGTATCAAAATCAATATACGAAGACAAATCTTTGACAAAACTACTTATAGTACTTGGAATAGCAGTCATAATTAATATTCTTTTATATCTATTTTCAAGTAGAGTTTTTGATATGGTTAAAATTAAAATACTTTTGCCTGATCGTGGCTTATGATCAATAACATGATACTTTTTATTTGATTTTAGATTGTTTAAGAAGCTCAGATATGCCATTTTCTGGTGAACTTTTAAAATAAGCTGTTGTTTTTTTGACAGAAGATATTTTGTATTTATTAAGGTTTCAAAACTCTTAAGTTTTTCAATCGTATTAAAATCTTTAAATCTTTCTGAAAACACCTTCAAACCAGTTTTTATATCGGATTCATCAAACAACATTCCATCTTTAATAATTTGAAAATGATTGTTCTTTTCATTAATACTTCTATGTGAATGATTTATAACTTCTTTTTTATCTTTCACAATAAAGCCTATTTTATATTTTTCAGATTTAAACTCCTGATTCAACCTCGTAATATCCGACTCGGCAGGTTTAAAATCTTGTCTATATTTAATTGAAAATGGTATCAAAGTATTATTTTTTAATATTGTGATATCTGATATTCCACTTTCGTTTGTAGAGATATTCTTTTTCAAGATATTATTAATACTTTCCAACTTATGTAAAGCAGGGTACTTGCCTATTTTAATTTCATCGTAGTCTAAACCTTTTATACACTTTGTGATTATTAATAATTCACACAAAGATTCAAATATAAATCCTTTGCGACTTGGAGTTTGATTGAACATTATTTCTTCGAAAACATCATTAGATTTTTTTGTTTTTGATAATATATGTTCGACTATATCACTTCTTGTTTTTATATTTAACATATCAACCTGTAAAATTATTTGTATAATACGTTTTTAATTTCAATTTTAATCTTTGTAATTAAATATAAAATTGAAATTATCTTTAATCTACATATTTATAATGTAGGTATACAATCATGTTAGGTTTAAATCATGCAGTAAATATTTATTCTGAAATGGACAGAATGTTGAACAAAGGTGATTCAGGGTATTTGTCTAGTACAGTTAGACATACTACCCATGAAATTTGTGAACATATGAAAATATTGAATTCTAGTAATAAAGTATATTCTATTATGTGCTTAGATATTAAAAATTTTATTAATACTTTAAAGGTTGATGGAGAGAAAGTAATATCCTATAAAAATGTCAAAAAAATTTACAATAATTATTCTCGAGATAAAGAATATGTAGTTAACAAAAATAGAATTCTTGAATTAGCAACTCCCGCTCCATTTGGAAAGGGTACTGAAACTGTTTTCGATGAAAATGTTCGTAAAGCATTTGAAATTCATGCTGATAGAATGGAAATCACAGGTGATGACGAAATATTACAAAAAAATTTTAAAGAAATGTTACCAAGGAACAAGAAGTTTTCTTATAAACTTTATAAGATGCAGATTTATAAAGAAGGAGGTAAGTTTAATAGACATAAAGATACCATTCATTCACCAAATCATTATGGTACTTTAGTAATTAATATTCAGAAAAAAATTTTACATTAGAAAATTAGAACACAAATTTATTAATAAATTTTATTTATCTAAAAACATTGATGCAATTTCAGAATAATAACTTAAACATCAAAAACCATATTTTTTAGAACGATGTCTTGTCTTAGATTTTTTTATAGATTTATACCTTACTCTTCCTCTTCGTTTTAAAGAACTTTTACTTTTAACATATTGATTGATAGCACATCTTATTTTATTTTTCCAGTATGAAGTATCCAACCGTAACTATCGGTTATTTATTTATGGCTCCATCTCATCGGGGATGTAAAATACAGGCTTGCGCCTACTCAGTGGTAATACATCGGTACCGGAACTAGCAATTCCCTAATAGTTTATTTTTAATTATTAGACCACAGTTATTTGCCCAAAATTTACATGGACTGCTGTATCCAACCTTGAATTAAAGATTAAATACCAAAACCGGTGTTTTAAATCTTCAATGCCGGATAAGTTATTCTTCTTCTTGTCATTTATTATGTAATGTAAAATTTTTTTCTAATTTATAAAACAACACCATATCTTCAAATAATTTCATTTGAATTACCGGATCTTTACATCCATGAAAAGTACACGCAGAATCTCTTGTTTTTATATCAGTGTAAAAATTCTCGTACCACGGGTCTATCACATCAAGATAATGTTTAGTACAATTATATTTCCAATACAACAGATTCAAAACTGTTTCATCGGCATTTCTATAATTATCATATTTTAAACAATTATCTAACCATTCTTCTATAAATGTTAAACATGTTTCACTAAAAAGAACATGAGCATGTATATAATGTTGTGTTTTTTTTAAACTGTTCACAGTTAACATGTCTATCATGGGTATTTGAGGATCATTTGGATGGATTGGTGATATTGGAAATTTATATAATAATAAAGATTGTTCATATAAATAGTCATCAGCATGAGGCGTCAATAAATCATCGCTCTCTATAAAATAACCATGTAATAATCCATTTTTTATTGCATCAATAATAACATATGGTTTATAGTAATATATATTCTGTAAATTTATATCGATATGTCTAATAATAATTTGTTCGTCTTCAAATTGTTTAGAAACTATTTGTGGTGTATTAACAAAATAGATAATTAACTTATACTTAGAGAATGCTTTTACTGATTTTACTGTTGATTTTAGTAATTCAATATATTGTTTATTATTGTTTACAAACGTTACATATGCAAATTCAATCATATTTATTAAATATTATACATATTCTTAAATGTATAATATTTTTATTCAATTATTGTTTTATTTATCCAATAAACATTTACATTACTAAAATTATATCCTTCGTAATACAATGTTTCACTTGCTGTAAAATCCAACATACCATAACTATCTTCATGTTTTTGTTCATAAACTGTTATAAATATATTATCTTCTAATATAGGATGCAATAATTCAGAATATTCTACTTGTTGTAATAAGATTGATATGAGTCTATTAAATATATCTTTTGTATGCATTGTTAGAGATGTATCAATTGATAATTTTTTACCACATACTATAACATCAACATAAATATTTTCATTTGGAAACTCTTTTAAACAATAATCTATTCCTTCGTTTAATAATATATTACTAGTCAAACCACCATCAACAAATATATCATCTAAAAATTCATGAGGTGGAAATGCAATCGGTATTGCCGTACTAGACATTAAAATATCAACAAAACCGTATTTTAATATATCATCTTCTGTAAATACTTTTGTTTTACCTTCTTTCAGAGAAGATGCTCCTATTTTTATTGGTCTTATAGGTTTACGAGATGAATATATTTCTGTTAATTTATGTTTCAATGGAGTATTATCGTATAAACTTAAACCATTTAGAAAATAAATATTGCTATAAATTTCTTTATCTGAAATATTTGTCCATAGATTTTTAAAATCATTTATATATTTATATTCTTCTCCTGATTTTATAGAAGATAAATATCCGGCATTTAAAGAACCAGATGAAATACCTGTTATGATATCATATGTTGAGTTTTGTTCAAATAATTTAGATAATACACCCGATTCAAATGAACCGAAAACTCCGCCACCCGATAAAGTAAGTACTTTACAACAATTGATTAATGGAATAATAGTTATTAAAAGAATATTTTTCAACATTTATTTATAGAAGATATTATTTTTTAATATTTTTAGTATTTTGATAAACCAGTATATATTTAAAATATATAATCCATAAATTGCAGTATAAGATTGTAATATACTAATTGTTCCAGTAGAGTTTATAATTTTATTTATTTCTTTATTTGTTATAACTGCAAAATAGTATTTATATATTCTATAATAAAAGAAAGTAGAAAAAAACATTAAACGTGTAAAAGTTTTATAATGATTCGGATATAAGTAGAAAAAAGAATAAAATACTGATGATATTTCTAACATTACAAATGGTTTCATTATTATATTTTCTGTTTCATGTGTTAATTTATTTATATAAATAAAACTATATAAAAGTAATCCAAAAGCATGATGAATATATATATCTAATTTTCTGTTTATAAATAAATCAATAAAAAGATACGTTGCTATTATATTAGATATGGAATTTAATGGTAAATTGTAAAAATACATGATTGATGATGTACACGCGATTCCAAAACTTGAATAATCTCTTATTTTCTCAATTAATGGTAACATTATATACTTATCATGTTTTTTTCTTTAAATTTGTTATAACCATACATTTTCTATTTCTTTAATTTTTTCTTGTATATCATATCGTTTACTTATTTCTATCGCATTATTTCTTTTTTCTGAATCAAAATCATTTGATATTATTTCTAAAACATCTTCATCTGTATTATATAAATATCCATTATCTGTAATATACATATTTAAAGAATTTCTCAAATTATACATAATCACGCCAACGCCTGATGCTTGTGCTTCTGCTATCATTAAAGGATTACCAACTGTTTTTTCTTTAGGACATGCAGAATAGATTAACCATTGATGTTTCTTATATTCTAATGACATTTTATCTGGTTGAACAGTTAGAAAGATAACAGGATTATCGTGACTTTTATTAAATTCTAAAATTTCATCATAATAACTTTTATTTTCCATAACACTATAATAAGTAATTTGTTTTTCAGGATATTTTTGTTTTATTTTTTTAGAAAGCAAAATAAAACCTTTTATATTTTTTTTAGGTAAAAAAGCACCACCACTCATAATATGAGGACCATTATTAGCTTCTAAATTAATAAATTTATTTATATTTATTGCTGGATACATTGGTAATAATTTCGATTCTTTAATACCAATACGTAATAATGGTTCAATGAATTCTGGAAATACGATAATTCGTAAACAGTATTTATTGTTTATTTGATTTATATATTTTTTCGAATTATTAAAATTATTTCCTAATATATCGAATGAATGACTTTTTATAGTAAATGGTATTTCTAATCGTCGACTTAATTGTATACACAAATCTATTGTATCTAAATAATGACTATGAATTATATCAGGTTTAAATTTAATAATAGTTGACATTTCATTTAAAGGTGAATTTTGAATAAAAGGCAAATGATTTTCTGATTTAGTAAAGAGTTCCCACTCAAATGATATTATCATTATTTCATGTTTTTTATTCAATTCGTTTGCTTCATCCATTTGATAACCATGTGAGATTCGTGGATAACCTTTATATAAAAGAAGAATTTTCATTTTATTTTACAATAGAAAAATTTTTATGAATTATATTTTTTATTCTTAACTTTTTCTTGAAACTATTCCAATTATTAATTCGTTCAGAAAGAGATTGAATTTTATCTATTTCTCTTTCATTTCTTAACGGATTTATACATGATATATAATCAACTATCACATATTTATCTTTGCGATTTACACCTAAACACCATATAAATAATATATCACAACCATATCCTATTAAAATAGGATTATAAACTTTCATAAATTCTGTTATAGCGAAATGAGAAAAAAAAGGCGTATTCATTTCAACGAAATTTGTATATCTATATTTACAATCTTTATTTTGTTTTGTAATTTCGTGGCTAATTTGAGACTTTTCATTAAAAGAAGGCTGTAAAATCCATAAATTTAATTCTGTTAATAATTTAAAAAGTTCATTGATTTCATCTGTTTCGATTATTATATCATCATCTACGATATAATAATTTTTATAATTTTGAATATTAGAGATATTATTTATCCATATATAATAAAAATTTTGCATCTTTCCTCCTTTTTTTTTTAAATAAACATCACTGTATTCTTCATATTTGTTTTTTTTATCGTTACCATAATAACATATAAAGATATCATAATTCCTATTTGCATTACACCATAAATTGTAAAAAGATGTATTATCGCCAGCAGATGTAAAAAGAACATTTTCTTTCATTTTTAATAATTAATCTTTTTTTCTAAATACAAATTTAATTTTAAAATGAAATGATTTTAAAATTAAAGGATAACGGATGAGAAAATTTATACTTGTAATTTAACAAAAATATTACATATATCATTTATATCATAGTTAACAGTCTGAATAGTATTAAATACATTTAAATCTGTGTGACAATGTATTATTTGCCAATTATATTTATTTATTACGTCTTTCATAATTTTATCAGCATCTGTTTTCGTTCGTTTAAAAGACGCATTATCTTCACCATCACTAATAATAAACATTTTCGTCTCCATATCTTTCATTATATTGTTATTTGAAACATATTTGATAGTATCGTAAACTGCATCATATAAAGAGGTAGTTCCATTTATATTAAAATGACCAATGTTATATTCACCTAACATATCTAATTCTGCAAATACAGTTATAAAAGATAAATTCGTATTAAATTGTCCAATTGTTATTCTATAATACTGTCTGTCTTTTTTTAATTTATTAAGAAAATTATTCAATGCAATACTAAAATTATGAATATGATTTAACATTGAGTACGATACGTCAACCAAAATTAATATATGGGTTGTTGTTGACATTATATATAATAATATATTTGCGATGTTTAAATAGTGTTTTTTAATTAAAATCAAATTCAGAACCATTCTTTTTTAAAATAAATAAATTATTATCAGCAGTATTATGAATGTTTGGAAGACGTATGTATTGATAATTTGTATTCACTAATTTTTGCATGTCAAGATATCTATAATTATATTGCGTATGTTCTATATCTTCTATAACATAGTACCCACCTCTTTTTAATTTTGGTAATAAATGGTGCATTACATTACAATTAACAGGAAACCAATGTAATCCATCGTCTATTATGATATCAAATTTAATATTACCTAAAACATTGTTTAAAACATTTTTTATATTTTCTTCATCAGTCTGATCCATATAAAATCCATGTATTCTATCTTCTTCAAAATTTAATATATCTCTATCGATATCACAACAGTAAATGTTAGCATTAGGAAAATATTCGTACCAACCTCTTATGCTTGCACCGGGTCTATATATTCTACCCAATTCACCACCCGTCATGTTAGAAGGAATGGTCGGATTTACTGAACCTATTCCAATTTCTAATATGTTTATTTCTCTATTTCTTAATTTACCAAACATTTCGTCATAAATTAAACTATAATTGTGGTGTTTATGAAGAGAAGATTTATCACTGTAATTACGATACATTATTTCACATAACTCTGTTGTATCTTTTCTTGAAATAAGTTGAATATCATTATATTGAAACATTTTATGATATTTATTTATTATTTTAAATTGGTTATAAAATAAATTATTTTTATGTCATAAAATAATTTATAATTTATATTTATATTGTAGCGACTTTTTGCTTTTCTATTTTTATATTCTCTTCTGATAAAAATTTTCTTTTAATCTCTTTATAATCATAATTGCAATTATGCACATAAGATGGTAAACATGACAAACAAAAAAATTGCTTGCATTTACATTCAAAACTACTATATCTTATACTCTTACAACATTTACTACACTTCATGATTATCGTGTTTTAAAATAATTAAATATTTTAAAAAATCAATTTTTTATTCTTCTTCAGGTTTTATAAATAAATTTATTTTCTTATAATTAAAATGATTCTCTAGTTTGTCTTTCGTATTTTGTCTTGTATATTCTAAGTTAGGATAACAAACTAAATAATATTTCTTTAGTTTTATATTATTATCGTATATGTATAAATCTATGTAATCAAATACATCTTTAAAAGTTGCATCATGTTTGAAGAAATGTGATATCTTATGATTATGATTTAATACGAACCTAATCATAAAACTTTTATCATTCATTTCAATACTAAAAATTTGTTGTCTTAATGAATCCATTTCAATTTCTTTTAAATTCTTTTTTTCTTTTTCTTCGATTCTTTTTCTTTTTTTTTCTTCAATTCTTTCAATATCTTTCATCATCGTTTCATTATATTCTCTTTCTTGTTCTTCAATAATTTGTTGTCTTTCCATATTTCTTTGACGTTCTTCTATATTTCTTTCTTCTATTCTGTTTCTTTCTTCTATTCTGTTTCTTTCTTCTATCCTGTTTCTTTCTTCTATAATTCTTCTATTTGTTCTATGTAATTCACAATATTTTCCTCTTGGAATGCTACTATTAAAACAATTTGGTTTCATACATTGTCTCATATTCGATTTATAATTAAAATTTAAGTTATAAATCAATTTTATTTCTTGTTTCCTAAAATATTTATATCCATTAACAATCTTGTTATTAAAACAAATATAATTGTATGTATTAATAAACCTAAATTATTAGGTCTGCCTTTATTTTCCATTTCGACTTGTGTTAAATCATAAAATAATTCACCGGTTATTTTATATATTTTAGGAGACGCAATAACATAAAATATTATACCTGACAATATTGATATGTACCATTTATCGTTATTTGTTGACATTTATTTATAAAAAGAATTTTTAAAATTACCGAATCTAAAATTTTGAATAATGAATTTAAAAATAAATATATTTAGTTATATTAATAAAATGGGAAATTATTTAACAACGCATAAAGACGAAGTTAGATACAAAGGTAATCATGTTTTTGCCGATTTTACCGGTTTTCATGGCGATGAATATGTTTTAGGAAAATTTGTTTATGAATTGATGATAAAAGCGATAGAAAGAACAGATATGAAAATAGTACACAAACACCTTGAAATTTTGAATGTTGATACTCCACCAGGATTTACAGCATTCTTACAACTTGATAGTTCACATATATCATCTCATTCTTATACAGAAAAATCACAAGGATTGCTTGCTTTGGATTGTTTTACTTGTGGACCTACAGACACATTATCAGTAATGAATTACATAAAAGACGAATTAATAAAAGAATTTCCAGAAATTCAATGTACTTATCTTCAAAATCATAAAAGATTTAATTTTTGATAATTTTCTCTTTTCATTAATTTTATTACGTAAAAATTAAATTAAAAAAAAAATAACTTATAATAAAATGTTATTTAATTATAAAAAAACATTTCAAGAGACCCATGCATTGAACGAAAGAATCACAGAATCTAATAGAATTAGAGCAAAATATCCTACTCATATTCCAGTTATTATTAATTGTGATTCAAAACTCGGTTCAATTAATAAACAGAAATTTCTGGTACCTTCAGATGTATCAGCATCTCATCTTCTCTATTCAGTAAGAAAACAAATGAGTGATTATAAAAGTTCTCAATCAATATTTATGTTTTGTAATAATGCAATTATATGTCCAACAACTTTAATGTGTGAAATATATAACAAATATTTAAAAAACAAAAAAGAACAGGACGACGATTTGTTTTTGTATATAGATTTATGTTCCGAAAATACTTTTGGATAATTTGAATTTAAAAAAATTATAATATGAAATAAAATGTCATCAATTCAAGGAAATGTTCAAGAACTAAAAGAAATCAACGTAGAAATAAAAAGATTACAAAATGAAACGAAAAGATTAAAGAAACGAGCACAAGAACTTGAAAAGTTTATTATCTCTTATCTTAATGAAAAAGAACAACCAGGTTTAAAATACCAAAATACAGCAATTTTAATTGAGAATAAAGCAAAAAGAGTAGGTAAACCAAAAAAAGACGTTGAAAGTCAAGCAATAAAAATATTACAAGAAAATGGTATACATAATGCACAAGAAGTTTTGGCTAAAATAAATGAAAGTAAAAAAGGTGAAAAAATAGAAATGCAAAAAGTAAAATTACAAGATTATAAATTATAAAATTAAAATTATTTCATTTATAAAGTTAAAGGATTTCTTCTTCTTTCTTTTTACGTTTAGAAATAAAAATCTTTTCTCAAATACAAATTTAATTTTAAAATTATTTCATTTATACGTTTAGAAATAAAAATCTTTTCTCAAATACAAATTTAATTTTAAAATTATTTCATTTATAAAGTTAAAGGATTTCTTCTTCTTTCTTTTTACGTTTAGAAATAAAAATCTTTTCTCAAATACAAATTTAATTAAAAGTAAATTATTTTATAATTTAAATAGTTTTTTCTTCTTTAGTTTCGGTTGAAGACAATAGAAATTTAGAAATAAGATACAAAAAATATATTATAAACGCATAGAATACAGTCATTAATATAAAATTTTTCCAGCAATAATTACAATTGCAATTACTTCGTCTTCTATATAAATGATCTCTGAAATTTTCTTTTGTTTTTATTTCATTTTGTTGAGGAACAGGAGAAACGTAACCTGGAGGCGGAGTTGGTTGCAACGAATCAATTTGCGTTTGTGTCAAATGAGGTAAATCATATGAAGTATTTATTGTACCATCTGAATTCATAAAATACATTTTATTTATTGTAAATATATATTTATTAAAAAAAATATATTTAAAATTAAAAAGTATTTAAAGAAAATATGAAAACATTTAATTTTAATAATTTGAATATTAAAGTCGGAGCATCGGCGAAAGAAAACTGGAATATTTTATCTGAATCAAAGCCTTACCATTTATTCTTTCATTTATCTTCTTTTCCATCATGTTTTGTTATTTTGGAATGTAATGAAGATACAATAATTAATAATGATATGTTACAAGAATGTGCTAATATTTGTAAATCAAATACAAAATATAGAAACATGAAAAATATTAAAGTTGATTATACATATTGTGAAAATGTAACAAAAGAAAAAAATGTAGGAGAAGTATCGTATAAAAGCAATCGGAAAGTTAAACAAATTCAAATATAAAGTTATTTCATTTACAAAGTTAAAGGATTTTCTTTTTCTTCTTTCTAAATACAAATTTAAAAAAAAAAATATTATATAATATATCGATGGAACAAATTAGAATAAATGAAAAGAATAATATTAGATTAAAAATAAAAGAAACAAATAGTCAAATTAATAAGAATACTGAAACTATAAAACGTTTAAGAAATATACAAGATAATGTTGAGTTTTATAAAAAACAAATTGACAAGTTAAATACTAAAATCAAGGAAGATGAATCAAACTTAATCGATTTAGAAAAGAAACTTGAAGATGTGACAAATGGATTATATGATTTAACATTAAATGAAAACATATCAAAAAATAATGTTATTGCTCAAAATAAACAAGATATATCAGATAAGAAAAATAAAATAAAGAACGAACAAAAAAGAGAAGATAAGAAAAATTTAGATTTAGAATATAAAACTTTTCGTAAACATGATGGTATTTCTTCTTTTGGTTTACAAAAAGAAACTGACCGTTTTTTCTTTAATTGTGATACTATACCCGATTATATCAAAGAAAATTTAAAAACAATGCCTAATAATAAAGGTTATATTTGGAAAGGTATTCAATGTTTTGGTGAATTACCGCCTGAAAATGATACAATTATTTTATTCGAAAAATTAAGAGGAAACATCATGAAAATACATGAAATATCAAGAAAACAATATTTAATATACGAAAAACAAGGAAAAGGTCAAAAGAAGTTAATTTCAAATGAGAAAAGAAATCCTATATTATCTAACGCTCAAATAGAAAAATTAAAGTTAATGGCTAAATAATTTTTATTTAAAGATCTATATTTTTATTATAATAATGTCAAAAGAATCAAGTTTAACAGCACCAGAAGATAGAGATAAAGAAAATAGATGGAGACCTGAACAAAGTCAACCTCCTCTATCTAATGAAGAAACGGTAGAAGCAATGAAAGAATTAAATATAACATCATTTGTTGATAAATTTCCAAAAGTTGATCGTACATTTGCTGATCCACCAGTTAATATGCAAAATTATGGTTTATTTTCTTTTATACCAGCAAAAGGTTCATCACCGAATGAAAATGGAGTTTATGGATATGCAAAAATACGAGGTTCATATCAAAGCGAACTAGAAGCATCACAAAGAGCGGAATATTTAATAAGAAATGTTGATTCTTATCATAAAATATATCACACATATGTTGGAAGACCATTTCCATTAACAGAATCATCTTCTTATTCAGCAGATGTATCGGAAGTTGATATAAAGAAGGATATGTCTAAAAATATATCTCATTCAATTAAAGATAAGAAAGAAGATGAATTGAAAGAGATACGTGAAATTCAGCAAAGAGAAAAGAATTTGATTGAAGAATCAAAAAGAGAAGAAGTCGATCCATATGATGAATATATCACACAAAGAGTGAAGAAAGCTCAATTAGTATTTACATATCTTGAACATCAGAAGAAAATGGCAGAAGTAAAGGAAATTATAATCAAGACTAGAAAAGTAATAGCAGAAATGGATGAAACACATCCAACATTTAATGAGAGTTATTATGAAAAGTATATGCAAGCTAGAAAAGATGCAGGTATTACGGAAGATATAAAAGAAGCGCAAGATAATTTTATAAAGTTTTTGGTTGAAGATGTCGATTTAGGATTTTAAATATTTAATTTTATATTGAAAATAATCTATGATCGGCGCACAATTCGAGTTTTTATACTGATTCAAGTATAAAAATATAGGGCACTAAGATTTTAATTAAATGGTTTAAAGAACTTTTTAATTTTAAGATGAAAACACCTTAAAATTAGGGCACTATGATTTTTTTAAAACGCCGATCATAGAAAATAATATAAAATTATTTAAAATAATATTTTTGTTTCTATAAAATGAAGACTCGTATAATAGTAGCAAAAAATAATTCAGATATAATAGAACATTTACATGATGCAATTGATTTTACAATTGATTCAGATAAAAATTTTTTAATGGCAGTTACGAATGACGATGAACCATCTAATCCAAATGTTCAACGTGGATTTTGTAATTATTGTAAAAAATTCATAGAAAATTTTTTATACAATCATGAAAATTATTATTGTAAAGCTAATTTAAATAAAAACGAAGAAAAAGTAGCTCAATTTAAATTAAATGAAAAAGAGAGATTAGGTAGAAAAGTTAAATGTTGTTGTGAAGAAACAATAGTATATTCGAGTCTATCAAAACATAGATTAACTAAAAAACATATAAATAAAGTTGGAAATAATAATACATATAAAGATATATAATTTATATTTATTTTCAAAATATAAATTATTCTACAATAAAATGAACAGGATATCCTTCGTTATCTATATCGTTTTCTAATATTGTTCTACATAAAGGACAAATTTTTGGAACTAACTTAGAAAAACACCTATTACATAATATATGATTACATTCTGTTAAAGTTGTCGATTTTTCTAAACATACACAACAATCTAAATTGTCTAAATTACCGAATAAACGTAATGTTCTTAACCTCATTTCTTTTAGAATAATAATATCATCTTTATGATAAAAATTATTAAATAAACTATCAAAACTAAAATTATTTACAAACACATAAACATAAAATAAAAGATTATAAATATGATTTGTTAAATTTTTTACGTTTGATACATAAAAAGTTAAACACTGCATCGATATATTTGGTGTATCTCTTAAATATACATTAAATCCGAGTTTTATATGTTCTGTATCATTGTGTATATATTTTGTATAATATATTTCAATATCAATTTTAATTCCACTAACTTCTTTTACATTATCAAGAAAAAATGACATATTAATTGTATCACTTTGAATTTCATTTATAATATTATATACTCTTTTTGTTTCTAATATTAAATCGTTTTTTATATCATCCGATAGTTCATCAAACATGTTGTTATAATTAATATCACTAATAAAACCTCTTACTTCACAATAAAATGAATTACTAATAAATTGTATTTCGGCATCTCCTTCCATTATATATTTATATAATTCTTTTATTTAAATACAAATTTAAGTAAAATAATCATACGTTATTTTAGGCTGTTTATTCATATCGAATTTTTTTAATAACAAAAATGCTTCTACGACATCTTCTTTTACTATAACAAACTTATATTCAGGTTCTTTACCAAAAACGCGAATAGAATGACATACCTTAATTTTAGATAATAAATTTTCACATGAACCTCCACCATTAACTAATAAATCTTTATTTTTATTAAAAATATCGACTAAATCTTTCTTATCAATATTAATATTCCAATTTATATCTTTTACCATTTTTAAAAATATATCAACTAAATCTTCATATTGATAATCTTCTATATTATGATACCATTGAAATCTTCTTTTTAATCCTTGATTAACCGAAAAAAAACATTTATCAATATCATCTTTATAACCTGCTCCTATAAAACAAAAGTCATTTTTATGTTCCGAAAGAAATAAATTAATAGTATCAATTGCTTCCTTTGAATACGAATCTTTATCTTTCTGACCTGGTCCCAATGAATATAATTCATCTACAAATATACATCCACCTAAACAAGATGTTAATAATTTTTTTGTCTTTACTGCTGTACTTCCTAAGAATTCACCAATAAAATCTTCACGTGATACAACTTTAAATTTATTTGAAGAAGAAGAAAGAATACCCATATTTTGATATATATGACCAATTATTTTTGATACAGTAGTTTTCCCTGTACCTGCTTTACCAGTTATAATTGTATGAAGATAATCACCATCTATATTTCTTAAATGTAATCCTTGAAGATAATAAATAACTTGAAAGAAAATTGATTCCTTTACTGATTTCATTCCTATCATCGATTGTAATTCTTTTAAGTGAGGTAAAATTGCCCATAGCATTACATTATTAATATTTTTATACCATTTACTTGTTTCAGCAATTTTTATTAAATCATCTAAAGATTTTATTGAAGGTAATTCTTCAAACTTTATACGAGGTCTTTGAATTACAATTTTCTTTTTTTTAGGAATAGGAATATTTTTTTCTTCTTCCGATTCAGATTCTGAAAAATACCTTCTTTTTGGCATTATATTTTTTTAATTAATTTTTTTGTTTTAAATAATAATTTTTTTTTTTTTTTTTCTAATTAAAAAATGGAATCATTAAAAAATTTTGGTCAAAAATATATCGATGAATTAAAATCGGCTAATTCTGTCGGTTCTATGGTTAGAGTTGGATTTAAAGATATTTTACTTTTAGTAATTGTATATTGTTTATTAATGCTCGTTAATGGTTATAATAAACTTATATATACTTCTCAAACTGATCCTAACTTTAAACAAACTGTAAATGACGCTAAAAAAGATATTCGTAATCTTGTATTAACTATATTTATAGTTGTTTTACTGTATTATTCTCTTATTTTTCTAGATCCTCTTTTGATTGATACAACTTTAAACAATTTATTGAGTATTAGAAGTTTTTCAGCATTAAAAGATGGAAATAACATTTTAAGCATTGTTCAATTTGTATTATATTTAGGTTTGATTATCACTGCTATTATTGCGGTATCAAGTTCTCTTGATTTTGCTATTTCTACTGATTTAGTTTCTGGAGACGATGAAAACAAAGCAAAAACTGTTCAAACTAATGTCAAAAATTCAGTGTTTTCTACTTCTATTTTTGTAGTTGCTGTAATTTTATTAGTTGTTTATAAATCTGTTAGAAAGTAAATATATTATTCTTTCACTTATAAATGAAATAATTATAGTATCTAGAAAATGATTTTTATTTCTTAAAAATAATTTAAATATATATTATCTATAATATATATTGTAATGAATAGTATTGATGAAATAAAAATTATATTAACTGAAATTCAACCATTATATGATAAATTTAATTCTAAATATTCTAAATCATATTTACAAGGTAGTTTATGGTATGTTGGTGACGATTTACTTGAATGGTGGCGAAAGTGTAATAATATAAGATATTATGAAGAAAATGTAAATAAGATAATGATTATAATAGAAATTCTAACTAATTTAAAAGAATAAATATATTATAATATATAATGGTTAAAAAAACAGGTGGTGGTAATAAACACAAGAAGAAGAAAAATAATACAGTTGTTGAAATCGAACGTGAATTATTATTTAAAACAGAAGACCAAGAATATGCACAAGTTACAAAATTATTAGGTAATTGTAGGTTAGAAGCACAATGTTTTGATGGAAAAAACAGATTGTGTCATATAAGAGGAACAATGAGAAAGAAAATTTGGATTGTCGTAAATGATGTTGTTCTTGTTTCTTTAAGAGATTACGAAGATAATAAATGTGATATAATATACAAATACACATCAAAAGAAGTAAATAAATTAAAACATTTAGGAGAAATACCTGATTCTGTAAAATTAACAGAAGATTTGGAGGAAAGAAAGGATGATGATTTAGGTATCGATTTTGAAGAAGATAATGAAAAATTAGATATTGATGAGATATAAAAATGTGATATAAAAATATAAAATAAAAAAAAAATAAAAAAAAATCTTTTTTCTCTTGTATATCAATAAAATGACATATACAAATGAATACGGTTCTGTAAATGGTCAATCTTGCTCTTACGTTAGATTGGGAAGATATAATAAATGTTCTGCTGCAGAAGTTAATAGGGCTCCTGTTTTATCAACTACTGATTACACTTTCAAAGGTCAAATACCTTCTGTAAGTACTAAACCTCAAAATGCTCCTGTAAATTCTGTTATGATTGGTTCTGATGGATTACCAGTCGCTACCCCTAATCCTAATCCTCTAAATGTTAAAGTTGGTGCAACAGAAGGATACGCTGATGTTTCCGCTGATTATGTTCCTCATTACAATGTTCCAAACTATGCACCCATTAATACTAACTCTCTGACTTATGGTGGAAACTGTGGTGGCTACCCCGACATCATCCGAGCATATGGTGAAAATTCCAGTAACTGTACAACAAATTTTATCAATAATTAACTGAATAAAATTTAAAATTGATTTTTAAAATTAAAAATTTTTAAAAATTATAATTATATCATGAATACACAAAATAAAAATAGAACAAGTTTTAACGACGCGTTAAATATACTATCAACAAATGGTTTTACAGCCGTTTATTTTAAAATGGGACACTCAATTTTTAACTTAATATAGCACTTGAATAATTTTAATATTTATTTAAACTTTTATTCAGTTTAAAATTTGTTTTCAATAAAAAAATTGAATTTATTTTTTTTGATTTTATTATTAATTAGAAAAATGAAAAAACCACCAGATGATGAAATAAAAGATAGTTTTAAAGCAG